CGGTAATACTAACATACAATCTGAATTGTATATGGCGTAATTTTCTGTAATTACTTGGTCTTTTACTTTGCTCATTTTTTTTTAATTTTAAAATTTTGGTTTAATTATTTCTTTTGTAAATTCTTTTTTTTGTATTTCGTAAATGCTGTTTACGTTTTCAGATAGTTTTGTAAACATATCGTTTGCCTTTTCTTTTTTGATTTGTAAGCTTTCCATTATTCTCGTTTGTCCATCGCTTAAAACCAAATCAACATAAACATCATTCTTTTGCCCGAACCTCCAAAACCTTCTTATTGCTTGGTAATATTGCTCATAAGAATAAGTTGGAAAGTATGTTGTATGGTTGCAGTGTTGCCAGTTCAAACCAAAAGCAGTTATTGAAGTTTTTGTAATTAGCTTTTTTATTTCACCTTTCGAGAATGCTAAAAGTATTTCTTCTTTTTTATCAATATCCATATTGCCTTTTACTTCAACACAATTATCTAATTGATTAATCAATTTTGCTTCATCATTCAAATTAACCCAATAAACACTTGTTTCGTGTGCATTAGCCAACTCCACAGCCTTTTCACATCTTTGTTCTAAAGTGCTTCTCGTTTCTGCTTTTATTTCAAAGAAATTCACAGCAGGAAAATTAAATAATGATGTTTGCCCATTTATAGCCAAAGGGCTTTCATTTCTTACTTGGTGTTGGTTTTCAATAAGTTTTGGTAATTTATATTTTTCATCACTAAAACCTAAATCACTTGGTTTTCTTATTGAAATTGCCCATTGTGAAACCCATTGCCAAAAGGCTTTTTCAGCGTGTGGTTTTATGTAATATTCACTTCCTGCATTTCTTACTTCAATGCTTCCTTTATTGTTCTTAAAAAACCTTGTAAGCATATCGGTATATCCTAAATATCCAAGTGCTTCACTACTTGTACCCAATTCAATATAATCATTTGGGCTTGGGGTTGCAGTTGAGCAAAATCGATAAGGAACTTTTTTAATAAATGAAGTAATTTTATTTTTAATTGCTCCATCAAAGTTTTTCAAAATACTGCTTTCATCCAGTATCACTCCAATAAAATCTTTTTCATTAAAGTATTGTAACCTTTCATAATTACACACTACTATTTTTTTTGTATGCACTCCATTTTTTGAGTATTCTATATCATCAATACCTAGTTTTTCAGCTTCTAAAACAAATTGAAAAGCAACCGCTAAAGGTGTTAATATCAATACTTTTTTATTAGTGTGCTGTATTATGTTTTTTGCTATTGATAATTGAATTAAAGTTTTACCCAATCCAGTATCAGCAAAAACAGCAATACGACCTTTCATTATTGACTTTTCAATAATTGCTTTTTGAAAATCAAAAGCTATTTCAGGAATGTAATTTGGTTTAAATCCAAAGTCACCAATTGAGTGCCTTTTCTTTTCCAAAAACTCCAAGTAATTGCCCGTACTGCACACAACATCGGTTTGGCAAAATGGGGGCTTTAGTAATTCTATCATATTTTTATTTTTTATTGAACATTAGTAATTCTAATCGGCTTTTGTGGGTTAAATTCCCCCACTTCGCCAAGCCGTAGGCGTTGGCGGCAATTAAGTCGACAACTCATAAGTGTACCAAACTCGTAACCATAAAAAACGAAACTCAAATAAAAAGTAATCGTTATAAGTCGTGGGGTTATCTGTTGAAATTAGGATTCCAATCCATTGAAACTTTTTTACAATTCCAATAAACCATGAATGTTTTTTATATTTTCCGTGATTAACCATAAATTAACTGCTCTTTTTATGCCTTCCGAAAAGCCAAAATCTTGCCCCCGACTTTGCGGGTTTCGATAGACCAGCCCTCCGATCTGGCCCTATACCTAAAGTTTGTTAATTCTGCCGGTTTTATTTCTTTAAGTTCGCCAATTCCTATTTTAAAGGCTTTTTTAGGCTTTCTACCCCGTGTTTCTGTTTTCATAGCCACAATAGTAAAGCAAAAAAACTTAAATTAAAAATAATTATTTTAAAATAAATTGTTGCAAAATAGATTTTTTACTTTTACCTTTGGGATATGGTTGACGAGGTAGTCAACCGGAAACACTAAAAACTATTCAAAATGAAAAATCAATTTGACTCCATGTACCACGAAATACAATTTATCGAAACGCCTGATTTTAAACACCTCTTTGAAATCGCCAAAGAGTTTTACGTTCAAAAGGACTTATCGGCTCCCGGCTGTTACAGTATCGTTCCTGAGCTATCCGGTAACGGCAAGATCAATTATGTTTTTTTGGGTAAGGGTAGAATAAACTAATTTCAATCATGAACATGATTACCGAATACCCGCAATTTACCTACTCCAAAAATCGATTTTACTCAACTGAGAGCGAAGATGAAGCAAAAGCCTTCGCAATATTTTGGGGAGGTTCTTACAAAGAGATCGTTTCGTTCCCGAATAACTACTTTAAAATTGAAATATGACCACCCTATCCAGCCCCTACTTTCCCAACACAAAGGAGCGCACAGAGATGCTAATTTATCAGGCTTTCTCCTATGGGAATACGACTTTTAGATGTAACTTAAATTAAAAATAAACACTTATGAGCGAAGTAGCACTAACAACAAAATCACTTTTTGCGCGAGATGACGTAAAAGCAAAATTTCAGGAGATGCTTGGCAAAAGGTCAACATCTTTTATAACTTCTGTTTTGCAGATAGTTGCCAGTAATGAACTTTTGGCAAAAGCAGACCCGACAAGCGTTTACCAATCCGCAGCGGTGGCGGCAACATTAGATTTACCTCTAAACAATAACTTAGGTTTTGCGTATATCGTGCCGTACAATCAAAAGCAGAAAGACGGAAGTTTTAAGACGGTGGCACAATTCCAGTTAGGGTATAAGGGATTTATTCAACTTGCCCAGCGGTCCGGTCAGTTCAAAACTATAAGCGCAACACCAGTGTTCGAGGGACAGCTAATCGAACAAAATCCGTTAACAGGGTTTGTATTTGATTGGACAAAGAAAACCAGCGATAAGGTAATTGGTTACGCGGCTTACTTCCATTTGTTGAACGGATTTGAAAAGACTTTGTATGCAACTGTGGAGGAACTGAAAGCTCATGGGACCAAGTACAGCCAGACATTTAAAAAGGGTTACGGACTATGGAAGGATGATTTTGACTCAATGGCCATCAAAACGGTTTTAAAGCTGTTACTGGCTAAGTTTGCGCCCCTTTCGGTTGATATGCAAAGAGCCGTTATAACCGATCAGGCTGTAATTAACAATGCAGAAACACAAGATGTTACCTATGTTGATAACGAGGAAACATTAATCGACAAGGAATCAGAGCGGGTCCGGCTAATGATTGAGCAAGCTACTACGGACAATGACTTAAAAGAGATTGAGCCGCATTTAAAGCAAGAGCATCTTGACTTATTCACACAGAAAAAGGACGAATTAAAATCTAAAAAATGAGTTTTGATAGCTATAAATTTCACCCCTCAAGTTTAGGACTGATAATGACAGAAAGCCGGACCAAAGAGCCGATAGGAGAAACTGCAAAGGCACACTTGTTGCAATGCTGGATTGAAGAAAAATACGGAAGAAGGAAAGATATTTCCAACAAGTACATAGAAAAAGGTATTGCGCAAGAGGAGGAGAGTATTACGCTTTACTCTTTGGTAACTAAAAAATTCCACAAGAAGAACACGGAGACAATATCGAATGATTTCTTTGTGGGCACTCCTGATCTTTACGATGGAGCTTCAGTAATTGAAGCTGAATTAATTATCGACATTAAAACATCGTGGGATATATTCACTTTTTTTCAGGTACTTCAAAAGCCAGTGAATAAAAACTATTATTGGCAGCTTCAGGCCTACATGGATTTGACAGGAGCCAGTCGAGCCAAATTAGTGTACTGCCTTGTTGATACACCTATTAACTTAATCGAGGATGAGAAACGTAAGTTGGCATGGGCTATGAATGTTATAGACCCAGAGGCCAGCCCAGAATATCAAACCAAATGTCAGCAGATTGAAAAAAATATGATGTTTGTAGACATCCCTAAACAGGATAGGTATATTGCTTTTGAATTTGAGCGAAATCAGGCCGATATTGATAAGGCACATGAAAGAGTTTTAGAGTGTCGTGATTTTCTCAATCTTTTCTCATTAAGTCGAGGCCTATGACCCTACCCATAAAACTAACCGACTACAAGCAAGCAGTAAAAGAAGCTGGCGAGGTAAGTGTAAAAAATAAACACCTGATAATTTATGTCTATCGCAAAACTGAAGGCGGCTACGTTATCGACTATCAGGCGGGAGCTTTCAGCAATGAAAAATTAATAATGAAACTTTTAAACGGTGAAGCGGTATGATAGCAGAACTTTATTATAGATACTCAAAGCTGGATAAGCAAAAGCAATTTGCCTTGTTGGCCAATAATGTTTGGATTTGGTTTTACTTGGGAGAAAACCTTAAAGGCGTAAAAGTTAATTTATACCCTTACAAATTCAGTTCTGATTTTAAGCTATTAAAGAAGTATAATTACAATGGATGCCATGAGATAGCAGACTGGATTGCAAAGAGGATAAGAACTAAACTAAAGCCATGACCACCACCGAAGAAAAGATACTCGACCAGTTGCGCCCGGCTGTGATTGCGATAGTAAAAACATTTGGCAATCAGATGGACTTAGGAAACGATTTTATCCGGTTCCGGTACTTAGATGAAACCTACGAATTGAAAGTAAGGAAAGTTAAACCGAGAAAACAAAAACCCAATGAAACAGATTGAAAGTCAAAAAAAAGCTATCTTAGACTGGCTTAACAAAGGTAAGCCGCTGAACTCATTCCAAGCTATTAAGCTATTCGGATGCACGAAGGTTTCAACAAGAATAGGTGAACTTGAGCGTGAGGGCAAAATATCAGTTGTGCGCACGTGGTTTCCTGTTCAGACACGTTTTTGCGCTAAAGTAATGGTAAGAAGGTATCAAAAAGTAAAACTATGAGCAAGTCATTTTGGAAGGGATTATCAATAGCCTTTGGTATTTTGGCCGTGTGTGTTTTTTTGTTTTGGATGTTAAACGAATTGTTGAAATCGTTATGAGATATTTAATACATCCGGTTGGCCACGAACCATTTTTTACAAATTGGTTTGGTGATGGTCTTGTGCCTGAGGGCGAGTATGTATGTTACGACCTGTGGAATAAAGTTTACACACGTAACGGAAATGACTGGAATAAAATAAACGAAGATCACCTATGAAAGACCTCAGACGTAAGCGCGAACTTGAACGGCAACTAAAGCGCGACTTTATTTTATTCGTTATCTTTTTGTTGATTGGCTTCCATGCCAGTGTTATATTAGGTACTTATATAGGGTTGTTTTTATGACCTGCCAGAATGATTGCCTATGGCCTAACTGCCAGTGTAGCGAGCCGCCACGTTACGACAACGAACCAGAAATTAACTGGTGGAAGGTAGCGACATCGGAAGCATGAAAAAACTTCTTAAATACCCATTAGGAAG